CATTCTTGGGTCTGTAATAGGAAAAAAAGGAGATTGGAATGTTGCAGTTATATTACTGCCATCAAAAGAATTTCCTGATTCTAATCTATATACATAACCATTGTCATTAGCAAAATGAATAAATTCAGTTCCATCTTCCAATGAACTATGTGCTACTAATGCATTTATTCCTCTTGTTTCTCCCCAAGCCATTCCTTCACCGCCTTGAAGAGCAAACTGCGTACCTAGTATACCTAAAGCACCTGCATCAGAAAAACCTGCATTATATCCAAATATTCTATATTGACTTTTGTCTCGTATAGTTATACTTGAAAAACTTGTGGAGTTTGCAATAAAACTAGCAAACTCTGACTGAATATTTTTAGATACTACTGCTAAACTAAAGTCACCTATTCTTTCGGTAGCACCTAACAGCCTTAAACCATCGGCTGCTAAAAACATTATATCTGCACCTACTTCTTGAACAGTGTCTGCAGCAACAGCTCCTAAATCATTAGATATAGGTAATACAGCAAAAGTATCAGTAGTGTTACCTGTAAGTTTTTGTATACTATTTTCTGTAAATATAATTAACTGTTCTCTAAAACTTATAAAATCATTTATAGTTTCATCAAAAGTAAAAGAAGTACTTCCTGAAAAATTATCACTTGTAGCACTTGCAGTCGCTGTACAGATAATTTTATTTTCAATAGCGACAAATAATCTGTCTAAATGTACAGTTACAAAATCAGCACCTGTAAAATCACTTGCAAGACTTGTTTGCTGTGTTAACGCAGTTCCTGTAAAAATATAAGGTTTTGCATTCCCATCAACAATAAATAATTTACTAGTGCCTGTAAAGTTATATTCTGCAAACCTAACTCTTCCTGAACCACTTATATTTACACCAGTACTACTAAAACTTCCATTGTCTGTTAACTGAGTCCAACCACTTCCTGATGAACGATATAAATGAGTTCCTCTAGCAATTATTACAGCACCTCCAAAACGAGTAATGCCTCTTATATTTCCACTTCCTGCTACTTGATTAGTATCAAATTTAGAGTAGCCTTCTATTTTTCTATAGCCACCTTCAACAGAGGGTTCAAAGTTTTGTAATATAGAAGCACTTCCTGGACTGTTAACACCCTGCTGTAAGGGACTTTGGTTTGTTAATAACCCACCTCTAAACTCTATAGGAAATGTTTGCCATGAATCTGCCATATTAGTATGCTCTTATAGTTTTACATATTTTTTAGCAAAAGTCAAGTAATAACTGTAGAAGTTAAAGAACCACTTGTACTTCTGCTAACAGCTGTTGACCGAATGTAGTCGTATCTATTAATTAATAAACTACGCATGTGCTTTATGCCCTCTGCAAATTTTTCTTTAGCTATTATAGCATCTTGAGAATTTCCCCTAAATAGATATGCATAATGCATTGCTCCATCAACTATAATGTGAGCAAATCGTTCAGGTATAGAAGGAACATCTGTAGCATTTTCTAAATCTACTGGTATTCTATAATACTCGTATACAAGCGTATATGCTTTGTCAGGAGCAGGAACTAAACCATATTCTTGAGAGGGTGTTCTAAAAACAAAATCAGGTACTCCTGAGCTACCATTATCTTCATCATATTCATAATGTATATATTTTTCTAAATACTCTTCGTAACTTAATACTCTTAATTTTTTAGTTTGTACATTTAAGCTAGAACTTTCTTTTATTCTAAAAGTATTAACATCTAATATCTTAGAATCGTCAGGTAATCCGTACCTTAATGTATTTGCTGTAAGCACATCTTCTTGAGTAACATGGTTATAAGGCCAGTTATACTCATTTTGATTAATATAACGTATTGAAGCATTTATAGCATCTTTTGCTTGCGAATAAAATCCTATAGCTGATGCAAAATTGTTTGAAGTTAATTCTACTTCATTTAATCGCCTATTTACTTTATTAACTAATCCTAAAAAATCATATGCCATTATTTTTCCCTTATCTTTAATTTAACACTGCGTTCTGCTTGACTACCTGTGCTATCAGTAATTCTACAGAAAAACGTATACTCTACATTGTTTGTACCTAAACCTATATTAATAGTAGCTGTTTTATTATCGCTACTTTGAGTTTGAGAAACATTTTGAATACCATTTACTGTAGCACCTCCAGTAATAGTAGTTTTAACTCCACTCGCATTGTTTACAGACCACACTACACTACTTATAGTAGCACTGCCAAGAAATCTTGACCAATCCATACTATAGTCTAATTGCTCATCAGGGTCTTTATTTGGCCATCTAAAAGACATATTTTCTCCTATGCTACTCTTGCAGTTCTTTCTGCAGAAGTTGTTTGTCTAGGTATATATACTTTTCTATCTTCAAAAATTATAAAAACAGTTCTATCAGCTGATGTTGTCTGTCTTTCAACAAAAGATGTTCTATCTACACTATCTACGTTTACGGTTCTATCAGATGATGTAGTTTGTCTAGGTACGTATACCGTTCGTTTTTGACTAAATGTATCTCTAACTGCATTAAAATCAAAAATTACACCTGAAGCAGTTGTACTTGTTGATATATTAGCTTTAGAAGATACTGCTGTAATTGTAAGTGAACTATCTTGTGTTACATTTACAGTATTTACATTAGTTTTAGTATTTACTGCCGTAATTGTAATTGAACTATCGTTTACTACATTTACAGTATCTATATTAGGTTCAGAGGTTATAGCCGAAGCTAAAACCGAACTATCGTTTATTACATTTACAGTATTTACATTAGTTTTAGCGTTTACTGATGAAGCTACAACCGAACCATCGTGTGTTACTGTTACTGTATTTACATTAGGTTTTACCGATAAACTTGCAGGAACAATACTTATATTTACAGTAGGTGCAGTTATATCAGGTTTAGAGTTTACTGCTGTAGCTACAACCGAGCTATCATGTATTACATTTACAGTATTTACATTAGTTTTAGAGGTTACAGCTGAAGCTACAACCGAACCATCATGTACTACATTTACAGTATTTACATTAGTTTTAGAACTTACTGCCGTAGCTATAACTGAACCATCATGTGTTACTGTTACTGTATTTACATTAGGTTTTGTACTAACACTTCCTACTATAAATAAACCATCATTAACGACAGTTAAAGTGTTTACATTTGGTTTTGTAGAAACGCTATCTAAAACAACAGAAGATATTACACCTTCAGACGAAAACTGAGTGGATGAAAATGGATTGGTACTAAACATACTTTAACTTTCTATTTCTAAAGGTACGTCAAATATTCTTTTTTTTATTGGGTCATACCATTGTGTGCTTCTAGTATAAACTACCCAATCAGTACCATTCCAAACACAAACATGCGTTTCATCGTTATAGTTTGGGTATATATCGGTAAACGCATACCCAGCATCTTTTAATTCCTCTTCTGTAAAACTTTCTTTGTCTGTTCTTGTATTGCCATTTGATAACCTTATTCTATTTGGTATTTCATCCCATGTTACAGGATATTTTTCTTGATAGGAATAATAATAATTATATTTAAAATCCTGTGACATTTTAATTAATACCTATCCATAGTGCATCATCTACATTAACACTACTTGTCATACTGTTAGGGATTGTTATAGCATGCACAACTTTTATTTTATTGCCTGCTGAAAAAGTGTAAGATGGGCTTCTTGCAACTACATGAGAATATCTAGTTGCTCCACTTACTTCACCATAAATAAAATAAGTACCAGAACTTTGAGCTACTGTACCATTTCCTACAGGATAATTAGTATTACTAGATGAAATACCGTCTGCCATTCCTGTATAAGAACTACCAGTGTTACTTCTTAAACCTACTCTATATACATTAGCGGTTGTGGTTAGGCTTGAATAAGAATAAGCCGCTGCTTGAGTTGGAGTAAGATAACTACTTAGCAAACTACTACTACCGTTAGTACGTGTTGTTACTGTTTCCCAACTTTG